TGCGTGAAAACAGACACTTTTAAATACAACTTATGATACTTCAGATTCTATCCTGGTCCATTGATCTTAAAAGAAAACAATTCGATTGGCGCTTAAAGTGGGCAATCCGCAAAGCTAAACGCGATTCCAAGGCATTCAATAAAAAGTACCTGGTAATTGCGCTGGCCGGAAAACCGCGGGTTTATCAAAAATCGGCGCTGAAGGATCTGATCAAACGCAGGAAGTATTTTAAAAAAGGAACCACGGTTGAAAAACTTGAAAAAATGGCTTATTACGTAACAACTTAAAGATATGTTCTTAACACCTGCAGAATTAAAGTCCGCCATTTACTCCTATCAACTTAATGAGATAGTTGAGATCACCGAACATGATACTACCAACCAGGACATCATCCTGATGGCCATTTCTGCCGCCGTGGAAGAGATGAAGAGTTATCTCACACCCAATGACCAGGAGAGATGGAAGGACGGAAGGGTCCGGTATGATGTGAATGCTATTTTCAGCGCCACCGGAACGGCACGTAATCCGCTCGTCCTGGAACTATGTAAGAATATAGCAGTCTGGTATGTCTGCAGACTTTCCAATGTCGATATCATCCTGGAGAAAGTCAAAGACCGGTATGACCGGGCCATTGACTGGCTGGAGAAGGTTTCAGGTACCGGCAAGTCGGCAGGAGCTCCAGCGATCACTCCAGGTTTACCGATATTGCCGATTGATCCGGAAAGCGATTATGCACTTGCTTTCCGCTTTGGCTCCAGGGAGAAGTTTAATCATGAATAAAATGCTGTTGAAATGCTTTTTAAAATCAATCATACCAGATGACAAACACTAAGACAAAAAGTGCTCCTAAAGGTCAGCAGAATGTAAAAAGCCATAAGGATGGGTATTACTCCCGTATCGTACCAAAAGCATTCAGCCAGGCGCGCAACGATATCGCCATGTGGAAGGCAGCCATCAGGCAGGCTATGTTGATTGATTACCCAAAGCGTATCAAGCTGCAGATCCTTTACAAGGATATCATCCTGGACTCCTTGCTTACCTCGCAGATAGAGAATCGTAAGATGCAGACTGTTGGAAGTGCCTTTACCCTCAAGGATTCGAACGGCAACGTTAATGAGGAAGTAACTGATTTTTTGAAATCATCCCGCTTTTTCTATGACCTGGTACAGTGTATGCTCGACTCGGTGTATTATGGCACAACGGTGGTAGAGCTTAATTCGAATTCTAATGGCCTGCAGGTCCTTATGCTTCCGCGCAGAAACATCATGCCTGAGAAAGGCATCCTGGTGTTGGACGAACTCGACGTAGAAGGCATTGATTATCGTACGATAAGAGAATACGGTACATGGCTGCTTGAGTTTGGCAATTCATCTGACTTCGGCCTGCTTAACAAGGCGATTCCACAGGTGTTGTTCAAGAGATTCGCCCAGAGCTGCTGGAGTGAACTGTGTGAGATATACGGGATTCCTCCAAGGGTGATGAAAACAAACACCCAGGATCCTGTCATGCTCAGCCGGGCTGAACAAATGATGCGCGATATGGGGGCCGCGTCCTGGTTCATCATCGATGAAACTGAGACTTTTGATTTTGCCAAAGGAACCAACACTGGGGGAGATGTGTATAACAATCTGATCCACCTATGCAATAATGAGATGTCCCTGCTGATCAGCGGGGCCCTGATCGGACAGGATACCAAAAACGGAAACGAAAGCAAGGAAACGGTATCCATCGGAATGTACCACAACCTGGTCAATTCTGATAAAAGGATGGTTGAAGGATATTTTAACTCAATCGTGCTGCCAGCTCTATTCCGTATCGGATTGATCCCTGATGGATTGACCTTTGAGTATTTACCCCAGGAGGATATCGCCCTATTGTGGGGTATGACAAAGGATGCTCTTCAGTATCTCGAAGTGGATCCTGTATGGATTAAGAGTAAATTTGGCATCGAGGTAACCGGTCTTAAAAAATCCCAGGGACAGGCGACGTTAAGTTTTTTCGACTGAGCCCCTTTAAGGGGCTTCACGAGGGCCTTAGCAAGCTTTATCATATAGGTTGCGACTGCCACCCGGTAAACCTGTCTGCGGCACCAAATAACACTCCTCACTTCAATAAGAAGATCTTCACCAAAGCTGCCAGGCATATTTTCAACAAAGGAGAGTACAATGCTGCAATGATCACTGACAAGCCGGTAATTGCCCTGATGGATGAAACAAAACGCGTACTGGGTAATGGTGTTTCGAAAGGGTTAAAAGACAATAATCCTCCAAAGGCAATGATCGAAAGCCTGGATAATGATGTATTCGTATTCTCAGCCTGCAAAACTCACATACAGCTCAAGGAAGTGAGCTCACTGCTAACTGATGAAAATGGAAAGATCAACTCTTTCCAGAAATTCAGTCAGGATGTACTTACGATTTACGACGATTACAATCTTAATTACCTGGATGCGGAATACAACTTTGCCATCACTTCAGCTGAAATGGGATCCAAGTGGAGCCAGTGGGAGCAGGAAGGTGACAGGTACAACCTCCAGTATAGAACCGCCCAGGATGACCGGGTAAGGGAAACACATGCAGCGCTGGCCGGAACCACCCTACCGGTGTCGGATCCTTTCTGGGATGATTTCCTTCCTCCCAATGGATGGAACTGCAGGTGCACCACTGTCCAGGTTAACCAGGGTAAATATCCGGAAAGCAATTCGGCGCAGGCAATTCAAAAGGGAGATGCAGCCACCACCCAGATAGATGCCAAAGGCAATGACAAGGGTGCCATGTTCCGGTTCAATCCCGGGAAGGAGAAGGTGATATTTCCACCACATCACCCGTATTATAAGGTTTGGAAATCCATTGCAAATAAACTGGACTGATGAATCTTCATAATTTCATTACAGACCTGAGGGTTCAATTACTTGAGGAATTCGATTATAATTTCGAACGTAAAGCTTTTTTTGATAAGTCATGGAAAGAAACTAAGTTCCCAAATCGACGTGGATCCCTGATGATGCGAACAGGTGCATTGAGAAGAAGCCTCAGGGCAACTTCAAATGACAATTCAATCACCTTCATGTCTTCATTACCCTATGCTGCAATTCATAATGAGGGTGGTGAGATTACAGTTACCGAAAAGATGAAACGTTATTTTTGGGCCATGTATTATAAATCATCCGGAGCAATCTCAAAAACATCTAAAGGCGAGGCCAGGCAGACTCAACGGAACAGTAAAATGATCGCAGAAGCATCAATCTGGAAGACGATGGCCCTTAAGAAAGTTGGTAGTAAGATTAAGATTGACCAAAGGCAATTCATCGGACCTCATCGCAATGTTGATAGATGTGTTGAATGGGTTTTTAACAGAAATATGGATGAGATTGAAAACTTCATGATTAAACACCTGAAAAAATGAAAAAGCTTATTGCAGACCTGAAGACAAGATTATCGGCTATCACAGCCATTAAATATATTGATGAAGACTGGGGACAGCTGGACTATTACAGCCCAAACCAACCGGTGAAGTGGCCCTGTGTGATCATGGACGTTAACCAGGTTAACTGGAGCAATCAGGGAGAGCATGTTCAGATAGGACTTGCCCAGGTATCTATCCGGATCGCAGATATGCGCCTGGCAAACTCCAATCCAAAGGCTCCGGCATCACAACAGGCAAATGCAGCTTCAATTTTTGACCTGATTTCAGATGTGTATTCATCACTGCATGGATGGACTGCAGATAGTACCTATGGGCCGTTAACGCGCACCCTCACGCGCAAGGTGAACCGTGATGATGGTATCCGGGAGTTTGAGATGGTGTTTTCAGTTCAGCTTATTGATGATTCAGCGAAGATCAATTACGACACAGTGGATGTTCCAGCGAAGATTCATGTGAGTATCCTGAAAAACGGAACCCCGCCTGATGAGACGGGGTTCGAGATTCCTCCAGTGGGAAAAGTAAAAGGCAGGAATGTTTACACTTAAGTTAAATCAATGTTTATCGCGTTAACCTTATTAATTCATTCCTTGCCTTATTGCATCTTTCCATTGCCCCTTTTTCACTAAATTCGAATGTCGCCATTTGGGCTATTTGCTTATGCCACATACTATCCATCCATTCAATTACCAGGTAGGCTAATTCATCCTTCTTTTTCTTCTTAATTGCAAAAGCGAAAACGCCTGTCATAAGCAACCTGGCTGCAGTAATTCTTTTTTGAATTGTGGAAGCATCTTCAATGGTGATGTTTTGAATATTACCAACCGGTATTGTTCCTTTTAAAATCGGTGCTAAGCTTTTAGGAATGTTGTAGATCTCAATATTTCCATTAAGCACACGAATGTAACAATTTTCAAATGGTGCGTCAATCTCCGGATGGCCGTAAGTGTATTTTCCTGAATCAATGAGATCCTTCAATTTACAGCCTAAATGTTTCCAGGCTGCTTTGATTTTCCTCATTCTTTTAGTTTGATGGACAATCATCCATATACATAATGCCAAAAAAATTAAACTTCCGATAAATGATCCCATGATGAAAAGTTTAGGTTAATAATTATGTTTTTGTAAATATATGAATTATTTGACCTGTGTTTTTTCCTCTTCAACTTTTAACTCTCTTTTTATTGGAGTTCCAAGATAGTTGTACAAGGTTTTAATTGATATATGAAACCGTTTTTGGATAAATGTCCGATAGACATAAGCAGTGCTGATGCCATCTTTTTTCTCACGGCAATACACTTCAACCACTTCCTGCATCTGCATCAGCTTATTTCTACGGTTATACGCCATAAGTTAAACAGTTTGATGATCGATTTCACTGATAATAAATTGTCCGAGCTGATATTCATAAGGCCATTGGACAAGATTCATCTCCTGGATCATGGCGGACATCGCCCACGCCTGGGCCATGTCGAGCGATAGCTTCATGTCGGGCTTAAGGGAGAGCATCTTCTTGCGCACCTTTGCTTCATAAATCCCGTAAAGCAGGTAAAATATAGCTTTTTCATCAATGGATAAAAGGTTAAGGTTGGCAAGATAGCTGCTCATGATCCTGCCCAGGGAGGCCAGCTGTTCTCTTGATAACCGGAGATCGACTTTGCGCATGACCATTGCCACCTCGATCATCCGGCCATAGGTCTGCTGTGATACGATTAATTCGCCCATAACTCTGCGTTTAAGTAGGTTTCAGCATACTTCTTTGCAGTTCCCGGTAAGATGTTCGACTCATACTTAGAAATGAATCTGAAAGCCCGTACCTGGTTTGCCTTGCTCATTTTATTCCATCCGGAAAGCGCTTTCTTTTTTGAGCTCCGGATCTTCTCATCATACCGGTTCCAGAACATTTCAAAAGTAACCTCCTGGTCGATCTCCGTGATGGTGACTGTGCTCGACTTTAACTTACCCAGTTCAATAATTTCCCTGGGTATGTTCTTGAGAAGATACACCTGCTGACTTTCCGAAAGCTCAGCATGGATGGCGTAACTGTTGAGAAGGGTATTGTCATCAAACACAAATTCGATGTACCCGGTAAATGACTGCGATGTCAATTGAAAGATTTTCATATGTTTGGTGTTTTTGGTGTCGATGGCGATAGCGCTGCAATAGTCATGTTTTCAAATTGCTTGACCAGGCGCTGCAGTTCAGCATAAGTGTAGTCGTTCATTGGCTTATGCAGGTATCCGTATTTAAGCATCCAGCCATTGAGACGCGGCCAGTCGATCTGATGTTTCCCCAGCGTTTGATTCCAGGTTACCCATCCGATGTTGTAGCATAACGAAAGGATCCTGCGACGCATCTGCTGACCTTTGTAGTACACTCCGGATTGAGTTGCGCCATGTTCCTTGCGTGTCATCTTCTCCAGGTGTTTAATCAGCTCATCCACCTCGAGGTCGCTGAGATCCTGGCTGCTCTCGGTACGACCATGACTGAAACTAAATACCAGCTCATGACGGAACTTCTCGGTACCTGTTTCATGAAACAGTCCGTAAAGTTTGCGATGTCTTCCGATGGTGTGGTTCATGATTCAGTCCTTTTATTATTTATCGGGATATTCCTCATAATTATTAATTACCATTGATGCAGTGACCACTTCAAAGACTTCAAATAAAGCGGTCCTGAAATAATATTTTCCATCAACTTTTATGAGATAAAAGCGAATACTATTTTTCCTACATACTTTAGGATGTGCAATAAATCCATATATCTCACAGGCATCATTATTTGAAATAGATATAAGTCCCAAAGGTATTTTTATGCATCCAAATTCATCAAATCCCTGGTCGAGAATTAAAATATTTCGGGCTAAAATTTCAGCTGCTTTTCGTTTATTCATGATCTCAGTTTTAGTCAACGTATCCTACTAATGTTGAAGCTTGCATCTCCTGGTAGTAATCCATCTCCGACATGATCCGGATTTTCGACACACCATCTTCGTTGAGTATATGGTTATGCTTCTCATCCACCAGGTGAAGTATGATCCTGCCCCTGGATGCCCGTAGCGGTTGCTCGTTGTAAATGATGACACGAAGGCCATCTTCCATTTTTACGATGATACCAGGCTTTTTCATGTCTATCGTATATAACAACCACAACCACCATTATCTTCATCATGCCTGTTGTCGAGTGTAATCTCTGTGATAGGAACCATACGCTGACAGGCCCAGCAGTACACTTCTATCTTCACATCCTTCGACTTGTCGTCCTTGCTATTCACACCTGGTGTGATGATGTCAAACAATCGTGTCTTTGCCATAGTTTTTAATTGTAAAATGTAAATCAGCTGTTTGAAATCCCTGCATTTTATAATAGTGTTGCATATCCTTACGGAATCGCTCAATCTGGTGATGAGAGGAAAAACAATGGCTGATCTTGATCTTGTTGTATGTTTTGTCGTTATTACTGTCACGTACAGTGATGTTAATGATCTCGATCATTAAAACATTCCTCCGAAATTATCAGTTACAATTGGCTTGCTTTCCTTTTTAAATTTCCGGCTGGTTGTTTTTGACGAACCCTTTTCAGAAACTTCTGGTTTCTTGACTTCGGGAATAGTCGATAATATTGTTTTCGGTGTTTTACGTTTTTCAAAGTATTCCGACATGTAGCATTTTTTACTACAGAAGCCCGACTTGGACTTACCAGGTATGTACTGTATTCCGCATTTATGACAATGTGAATACTGCAGGCGGGCATCTACCTCTTCAGAAACATTTCCTACGTCCTTATTGTGTGTTTTTTTTGCGGGGAACACAATCCGCTCCATTGGAATTGGCAAATGGGGTACTTCCGGTATTTCCGGAGTTTCCAACTGTTCAAATTCTTTTGGAACAGCACCAACATGTTTAACAAGTTCTTTCACATCGCTCAGTAAACCCATTGCGTACTGAATTTCAGAAATACTCCCCTCAATGATCAAATGACATTTCATAACATCAGTTTTAAGTTCTTAGTAGCGCTGGCAGGATTCGAACCTGTGTCCTCCGGGTTATGAGCCCGGCGAGCTGACCACTGCTCTACAGCGCATGGATCTACGCTAACAACCCCACGTTATAGCGCCGAAAAGTTTAGTTCAATCAATTCGTAGCTTCCATCTTCGCCACGTTCCCAAATCCTGAAATATGTTTTCGATCCCGGCTTGCGGATCCCGTCACTTAGGATGTTGATAGCCTCCTGGAACAGCGGATGACTGATCTTGGTGCGATACTTCATCAGCTGCATGACTTTCTTGGCGTCGATCTTCCCGCGGGAAGTGGAGAAGGCATCAGTGACCAGGTTCTTTAAAAACTCGATCTTACTATCGATACTTTCATCCAGGAAGGCATCAAGTTTCTCCTTCGATGCCTGGATGGCCAGATCATCAAAGTCGATGCGCTCGGAGATTGACACTTCGATCTTAATCGACCGGTCGAAGTTGAACCAGGTGTAATTACCCTTGTTGTCTTTACTGACCTTGAATTCTTCCATGGCCTTGGCATATATGTCACCACAGAGCTTTTCCATCATGGATTTGAACTCATGCAGCTTCTTACTTACCTGCTTGGCATTAAATGCCAGTGTTGCGGCATTACGTTCACGTAAACGGGCAACGGGAGTGATATACTCAACCGGTACCGATGCGCCTGATTCGTCGATCCAGGTCTTGTCTTTAACTTTCTGTATCATTTTATCGGTGTTTAAATGGTTATGAATTCTCGTTTTTTGCTGTGATCTTCTTCATGATGGCACTGCTTGCCACCTGGTAGCTGCTATGGATCTTTTCATATACGATATCATCTGGAAATTTATCCAGCGACATGTGAAGCTTGTCATAGCGGTTGCGCAGTTCATTGCGAACATCCTCACGTCCCTGGTTCCCGGCGTACTTATACCAGAACACTTCGTCGATTAAGGTCCACTGCTGACGCCACCAGGACCAAAACAGCGGTTCTTTGAGCCATACGGTAAGCCAGTCCTCAGACATTCCCATTTGCTTCATGTAAGCCACAGCAAAGTCAAATACCATATGATTCATCTGGTCGTCGTTATAACCGGTGAGCAGCATTACCTTCCCGCGCATGGATGCGGATCGGTTCAGGTTTACGGTTTTTATGGTTTCTTTATTCATTGTCAATCATTTTTGGATGCGTTAATTTAAAGGCGCCTTCATCCCATATCATGTAAGGCTCACCGCCACCGTAACGGGATGCGGCGAATGCCTGGAATCCTTCAACCCATACTTTCACGTTGGCATCGAAGCGGATGCTTCGCGCAACACGGCCACTGGGTTGTGATCCTTCTGCGTGACTGACCAGGATAAAAAGCTTTGTGCGAAACCGGGTCCTTAACGACTTGTAATCGGCATAGGTAAGTCCAGTATATTGAATCGAGTCGATGATCACTACATCAGGGCTCTTCTTTTTTGACAGGCGCTCCATCAGCTCAATCACCGGCTCTTTGTCCAGTAACATGAACCTTCTGGAAACTTCCTGGATGTTGCAATCCTCGATGGCATTGCGTAGAGACAGTGATACGCCCTCTTCCAGTGAATCATAAGCTACCTTACGGCCAAGGGTGGCCAGGTACTTCGCCAGCTGCAGCGCAAACCTTGTTTTTCCATTTCCTGAATTTCCCCATATAATCCAAGCACCGGATGGCTCAGGGCATCCGATGGCGTCGAGCCACTGCCCGGTAAATTCCAGGCTCCGGAGGTTGGTCCGGTAAAGCTGTTGGATGGATATGGCGCGTCTGTGCAACATTATGCGCTGATTTTGCGTAGTTCGTCGGCTATACGCCTCAAAGAGTAGTCGGTGCTGGCCAGAAGCTTCTGCACGTTTACCTCGCCGGTTGCATTGGCCTTGATGATCAGCGCTGCATTGACCGACTTGAACTGGATCAGGTCATCTCTGCCGTCCGGTGATGCTTTCTGGTACCTGGAACCGTAACGGCTGAACAATTCCGTAAATCCTACCTTTTTTGAGTCGATGGAACGGCGGATCTTCTCCCTGAGTCCATCAGCACCCATCATATACCAGCCGCATGAGCGCTCGGTGGCATTCCAGAGAGCCTTCAGCTCCAGGAAGGCGGCATACTCCAGGTCACCGGCTTCGTCCAGGATAATTAACGGGGAGGGCAACCCGCGCAGATAAAACACCAGATCTGCATACACATCGCTGTACTTGCCGGTATGCCCTACCCCGAATTCCTTTGCAATGAAGCGAACAAGCTTCTGTTTTGTCTTTACCTGGCTGCAATCAACGTATACGGCATTTTTATTGGCTTTCACATAAGCCTTTGCGGTGAAGGTCTTTCCAATGTCAGCGATATCACACAGCAACCGGCTGGATGAGTTTGTCTGACAGAAAGTGAGTTGTCCGGAGATGAATTCGAATACCGGGGTACGGGCGATGTTCCATGCCGGGGTATTTCCGATTGACATCTCGAGGATCCTGGCGAGTGATAGCCAGTTCTGATCTGACAGCACTCTTTCGATATCCCCGTTCTTGATGCGGGAGTACTGTGCGTTGTTAATGCCGATCGACACGGCAAACTTCGCGTCTGATCCTGCGAAGTTGATGCGGCGCAGCTGCAGTTGATTGATGATCTTGGCTTTTTGTTCAGGTGTAAGCATACAGTTGGTTTTTAGTTTGGTGTATTGGAATTCAGGATATTATTTAGTTCTTGTTCTAATGACACGTATCTATTCATAATGTCTTCGACAAATAGAAAACAGGCTTTTTTAATTTGTCCTACTTTAAATTTAGTAGCCTGATTCTCCCCTTCACGTATCGCATTTTCCATAAATGCAAATTCCCATTTTTGTCGAAACTCTTGATTGTGGTCGGCATCTGACTTTGTAATTATATGTTTAGCAATCGGAGTAGATGTGAGTTTTTTCATTAAGTTCAAAAGAGTATCTTGCCTCATTTTCAGCTTATTATTTTTAAGATCATAAACTGAATTATTTGGAAGTCCATAAATTTTCGATAGTTGCCTTAAACTTTTTATATTTTCGTCCACCATTTTTTGGTAGGCTAATTGTAACACTTGTTTTTTCGTTATCTTCGTCATGGTTTGGTGTATTAAATGTCGTTTAGAGCTTTGTCACGTCCCCAGGATCCACCGTAATCATCCATCAGCCTTTTCATGTACTCGTCGTCGGTGAGGATCTCTTCAACAGGTTGCGGAACAATGATCGGGTCAGGGATTCCCGCGTAATCAACCGGAGTAACGAGCTCGATCTTACGAGTCACCTTCTCCTGGATACCGTCACGCTCAACCTTAAAGAAATGGGCTTGTCTTTTTGCCTGGTTGGTCCTGATCTCTTCATCAGCAGCTGTGCGCTCCATCTTGGCCTCGTTGTAGCGTTCTATTTTCGTGGCTTTGGAGATGAATGTTTCTCCCTGGTACAAGTAAACCTCTCCGATATTGCCATCCGGATCCGGAACGTAGTAAGCTTCTACTGAGTAATTGTTCGGCTTCAGGCGTGCGATGGCGCCCTGGTTGTCGATGGCATACTTTTCGTACATCACCTGTGCAAAGTCATTATTTCTTATGGAGGTCTCGGTACGGATACCCATGTACCGGAACAGTTTATGCTTTTGTGGCCGGGACAGATCCGGATTCATATTTTCAACCAGCACCTGCCAGCGTGTTTTCCCTGGAAACATCTTCTGATTGGGATGTAGGGAGTGATTGAAGCGCTGGATGCTGTCACGGTCGTCGGCTACCAGTGTAGCTATCGGGATCCTGGGTTGCTTATAATCCTCATCCTTGTTTTCGCTCTTGGTTTTATAGGCGCCCTTCTGGTTCCACCTACCGATACCAGTCTGAAACTTCTTCTCATCACCGTATTTCTTTGACCTGATCTTATGCTCGGCACGTTTTGACCTGGATAAACCGGGAGCGCAGAAGGTCACATAACTGAACATTGCGTCCAGATCCTCCCGGATATCGCTCATTAAATGGTTCTCAACCTCGACCTCACCCGGCCACACCAGGTTATGCTGGTTGATGGTATGGAACATTTCCCTGAAACAATCCCATACCATACTCACTGATGGCGAGTCGGTGCTGTGAACGCAGGAGATCACCGCGTCACTCAATACGTCAAAGGCCATGTAAGCATTCAGCCACTTCCCATCAGTAGTTTTACGGCTAAGCGTCCTGTCATCCATTGATATCTTGCTCAGGGAAAACTGTGGAAGCTTGCGGTGGTTGTATGGAGTGCTCTTGGTGATGTGGTCGATGCGGTTATTCCTTAAACGGTCAATGATGATGGTGTTGGCCGGGTTGTTGATGATATTCCACACGGTGGATCTGCTGATGGTGATATACGTTCCCTTTTCGTGGTCAAAATAATCGTCCCTGTCATATATGTTCCCGGTTTCACCATCCACGATGGTCAGACTGCCGGAAAGGAACTGCAAATAGTTGTCATATACCCATGTGCCGAATGGAAGGTTCTGAATGCAATATAGGGAGATGATCAGGCGCTCGACATCATCGTTTACTTTCCTGGCATTTACGTTCTTATTGCCCTTATGGATGAGATGGAAGTAACCGTGCTGAAGATAATTCTTGTATTTGTCGTGCAGGCGCAGCGGATGCGTTGGTAGGGTATGCGGATACCTGGTTATGTCTATGGCGTTGGTGGCATCACTGATAAGATCCCACATTCCGGATGTCTTTTTGCTCAGCCGTTTGTTGCGCCCTTTCAATTCGGTAAGGTATTTCCCGATTGCGTTTAAAATGGAGGCATTGGCATTGTACTCAACCTGGCGATCATGCTTGATGTTGGTCTCATCGTCGAAGAGGAATTCGCTGAAATACTTTGATGCCAGGTGATCCGGTTCAATCATCTCCTGTAACCGGTTGGTGCGTGAAAATCGTTTTACATCACCGTACTTTTCAAATAATCCCCTCTTGATGTCATCCCTGAGTAAGTCGAAGTTGAGAAGTACTGGCGTGTTTGGTCCACCACCTTTACGGACCACGAGTTTTGGGTTGAGTGTTCTGGTTCGAGTAATATATACATGGAGGGTATTAGAATTCATCACCGGCCGTTCCTTCACGCTGTCGCTGTGGGGATCCCCGGAGGTGATGTCCTTGGATGAGATGCAGAATATGTTGTTGAAAGTTTCCAAGTCAGAATCAGGATTTCGAATTTTCGATTTCGGATTTACTATCTTTGGTGTGGTTAGTATATTTATCGGTCCATATTACAAATAGTAAAGCGCAAACAAGTAAAACACCAAATACAATTCCTATGGAAACACCAAGCATTATCAACAATACAACCGCATTCTTGCTTACAACTATTGCGACATTCTTACTCAACCTTATCATGGACCACATTAAAACAAAGCTGGCGACCATGTTTAAAAAGAAACCAGTTACCATTCCTAAGTTTCTTGCAGCATGTTTGCCAGTTTTAAAATTTATCTTGCCAATCATTTTAATCCTTTGGGGGACGCTAAGCAAGAATATTCCCTTTGATAAATGGTTTGTTGTTTCGATTTCTTTAGCATCCATATCACTTGTTTGGGTTGTCATGTTTAAAATGATGTCAAGTATTATTGAAAATCAAAAAGTGATTATTAAATCATTTAAAATGGCCATTGATCCTTATGATAAAGTTGAATCTTTGAGAAGGGATCTGTAGATGTCCAGGTGATAATGGATGGCGGTCCAAAATGCAAACGCATTCTCTATGCTCCGCTTTTTAGCCGGATGTCTGGTATTCTTTAAATTGTACTTAGTATCGTCCAGAATCTGCTGGGTTTTGGCTACCAATTCGTCAAGGGTAAACTTTTCTGCCATGGCCGTTAATTAATTGGTGGATGGATCTATTGATTGAAGCTTACGCTCCCTGGAGATATTCAACTTTGCGAACTTCCTTACGTATTCCTCAATACGCTTATTCTTTCTGGTACCTCGGCACCATTCACGCACATAATTTACCGAGTACCCAGTTCTGAACGCAATCTGAGATCTATCACCTGGTAACAAGTGGCTTGAAACCTCCCTGTTTGCTGGGTAATCGTATATATATTTGACTTTTGGCATTTTTTAATGTAGTTTTGTGGTGTTCCGATTTGCAAATATAATAGACTATTTTCTATTATTCCAAATTTATTTTAGACTATTTTCTGTGTTGATTGAAAGATTTTTACAGTTTATTGATTTCAAGGGCCTTAAATTAGCTCAGGTAGAGCGTGATTTGGGTTTTTCTAATGGATATCTGGGAAAACAGAGAGATAGAAAAGGGTCTATAGGAAGTAATGCCATTGAGAAAATTGTCTCAGCGTATCCTGACATTAATGTTTATTGGCTCGTAACTGGAGAAGGGGAAATGCTGGTTGACACAAGCTCAACCTTGAAAAATGTATTTATAAAGTGTCCAGCCTGCGCGG